ACTTTCCTGTCTGGGAGCCTACCAAAGACCAGCCGCTCATATCCTGAGTTTGTTATATGCGGACTCAGGACGTGCAGCGTATCGGCATTTCTCACCCTTCCAAAGTTACTCGCCTCATACCTCCTGTGGATTGTAAGCTTAGGTATGGCCCTCCAAGCTTCTTTTTCCATATTTAATTTATTACTTCTTCCTCCCGACACTGTGGGCATACACCCTCCTGTAGGTCATAGGAACCATTAGTACAGGTTGAGCATTGAACTGGATTAGGCATAGGCTTTCATGTGAGTGTCTAAGTCTTTGTGATACTCCTTTAACATTGTTAGGTGTAACTCATTCTCAGGATGTTTGATATGAGCTTTTATGCAGAGCATTGCTTCGGAGTTACTAGAAGCGTACGCCTTCAAGTCTCTTATATATGGTGCAGCTTCTCTTGCGTTCAGTCCGGCAGGTGTGAGGGTAATAGTTTCCATATTACCTGCCCCATTTGCCACACTGGTGACAGCCGGTGGATGAGTCTTTAGTACATTGGTGTAGGTAGGGACATGCCGAGGCTACTGTCTCCTCAATCTTCTGCTCTAGGATGTCTATCTTCTTAGCTGCTTCTTCAAACTCGTCTAGGGAGGCGTTGAACTGCTTTAGGGTGTAGGCTAGTTTGTGCAGTGGGTTGTGCTGAGCGCGGTAGAAGTCTGAGCGTGTTGCAGTTTTCATAAGTGCGGCTTATGGATTTATGTACTGAGTATAGCAAGGGTGGTGTACCCTGTCAATAGGCTAAGGTTAGTCACCAGATAGATAGTTATCCACCGCTGCTAGGATGATGGCTTTGATACTCATCCCTGTTTTATCCTTGTGTTCACGTAGTTTAGGCCGGATTCCTTTGGGTAAAGCAACCTGCCAGTAGTCGTCCCTGTTTTTATATGGCATAGTATATTCGTTTGTGGTACTATACCCTCATATCAAATAAAACACAAACATGAAACTGATCTGCGGTGATGCAATTGAAGAGATGAGAAAGATGGATGATAACAGTGTCGATGCTATTGTTACCGACCCTCCCTACGGTATCTCGTTCATGGGTAAGAAGTGGGACTACGACGTTCCAAGTGTAGACGTGTGGAAGGAATGCTTGCGTGTTCTAAAACCAGGAGGTCACTTACTATCATTTGCTGGTACTAGAACACAGCACCGGATGTGTGTGAATATAGAGGATGCAGGGTTTCAGATAAGAGATATGATCGCATGGATATACGGGTCAGGATTTCCTAAGAGCCATAATATAGGCAAGGCAGTTGATAAGATTGAGGGGAATGAGAGGGAGTATATAGGGAAGAATCCAGACGCAAGACCAAACAGCGAACATACGAACAAAATATTGAGTGGGGCAGTCTCACATCCCGATATAACCAAAGGCTCCTCACCCTGGGAAGGCTGGGGTACAGCTCTCAAACCTGCACTTGAACCTATAACACTAGCCAGAAAGCCATTATCTGAAAAGACTATCGCTAAGAATGTATTGAAGTGGGGGACGGGTGGATTGAATATAGATGGGTGTAGGGTTGGGACAGAAACTATCAAAGGACAGAAAGCAGGGCAAGGTTTCAATAATGTAAAAGGATTTGGTGTAAATACCAAACAAGGTGAAGAACAAGCTAAAGAATACACATCAACAGATACTCAAGGCAGATTCCCAGCCAACCTAATATTGACATATCCAGAGAACGAGTATATACTGAGTGAAAGTATAACTAATGAACAAAGAGAAAAAGCTCTTAAATGGATATATGAGAACGCCCAACACACAATGCAAAATATGCAAGAAACCTCTATACAGGACACCGAAAGACCTGAAAAAGTATAGTGGTGTTTGTTGTGCTGGTTGTAGGTCAGAGCTTTACAAGCAAAGACCACCATCTCCAAACCTTGAGCTGGGTAGAGAAAAAGGAACAAACCACTTAGAGGGAATACCAAAAAGTGAAACCCATAAAAAAAAGATGGAAAAGATAATGTCTAGGTGGTGTAAAGACAATCCAGACAAAGTAAAAGCAAGGGGAGAAAAAAATAGGGGAGAGAATCACTACAGGTGGAAAGGTGGTGTAAGCAGATTAAACTCAGCAGTTAGGAGATTACCAGAGAATAGAAAATGGTCACTAGCAGTAAGAGAGAGAGAAAAAAAATGTGTGTGGTGTGGTACAAAAGAAAACTTAAACGCAGACCATATAATTCCACTCGCTGAGCTTTTAATCAAACACAACATTATAAATAGGGAGCAGGCAAGAGGGTGTAAAGAATTATGGGATATAAACAACGGACAGAGTTTATGTCAAAAGTGTCATTGTAAAAAAGATAATCGTAAATATAGCCCAGATGGGTCAGGGCGAAGACAAAAATATGCTAACAATAAATGAAAAACTATATAACAAAATGCCAGACGAGGTGAAGTCTTGTTTTAATGAACTCCCCAACGCAGAGCGTGATGAGGTGGTGAGTGGGTTTCCTGATACAAAGAGTGGGGGAGGAAAGCGTAGACCTAAAGACTGGAATACAGATGTATATGGAATGAATGGTAAGGCAGATGACTATGAAATGGAAGCCAATTCAGGCTCAGCCTCCCGCTTCTTTTACTGTGCGAAAAGTTCTCGGAGTGAACGACAGTATATTGACGAGAACGGAGAAACAAAACAATCGCATCACCCGACTCATAAGCCTATCAAACTAATGAAATACCTATGTAGACTAATCACTCCTACAGGTGGAACAGTCCTCGATCCATTTATGGGGTCAGGTAGTACAGGTAAGGCTTGTAAGCTAGAAGGCTTTGACTTCATAGGTATAGACTTAGAGCAGGAGTATGTAGATATAGCCAAAGCAAGATGCACAGAATAGAAATACCAATGACACCAACTCCCAAGGGCCGCCCACGTGTTACAAGGAGTGGTCATGCTTATACACCTAAGAAGACCCGTGAAGCCGAGGAAGAGATGAAGTGGCACCTCTTATCACAATGGAGACAGAAGCCCCTCACAGGGCCTGTCAGCGTCATTCTGAGGTTCTACATGCCTATACCCAAGAGCTACTCTGCTAAGAAGCGTAAGACACTAGATGGGACAGCGCATATCAAACGTCCAGACTGGGACAATTGCGCAAAAATGGTTTGCGATTCTATGAACGGACTTGTGATAGCGGACGACTCCCAGATATGGCAATGCACTACGTTGAAGCAATACTCATTTGACCCGCACATTGAAATAGAGATCCTATGACCTGGTACTTAAAGAGAGTCGCAGCCCTTCTCGCAGTCATCGCTGTTGTTATAATAATTGGAGTAATAAAGATGTTATTGATATGACTAAAGGAGAATCAGACCAGTTTGAAGCAGCGCTTTGCGAGTATAAGCTAGCTCAGAAGTGGGCCATAGAAGATAACTCTAGAATCGGTTATGAATTATATGACTCAGTTCAGGAAGAAATAGCTGATTTATACACAGCCTTAGAACGTGTAGTGTTCGGTACAATGTGATATGATGAGCCGGCTTGAAATTAAATTGTGCATGAATAAGAAACACTTGCTAGGTTTCAGGATACGGGTAACGATCCCGTCGGCTCGCACAATAGCCGCAAGCGTCCTGAGACCCAGCAAGTTTTTGTTATGAAAAATAGCTTATGAAAAGTGAGCCGTATAACCCAGACGATCCGACCATCTGGTACAACAACCCCGAACTCAAGGAGAAAGTTGAGACTATCATTAGCGAGTTTGGAGAACCGTTTTTGACAACCAAATCAGGAGAACTCTTGTACGAGCACTGTGTCGTCCTGCCAACCTTTAGGGATCAAAATATCTATGAAGAAGAATAAACCAGAAGCTAATTACTTCTTTGTAAACCGAAACCTTCTCCACTCCGATCGTTGGCTGTCAGAACCGTTTACTAGAGGGCAGGCTTGGATTGACTTATTTGGCTTGGCCCAGCACTCAAGAGGGTTCTTTCGCGTTCGAGGCATCCGAGTCGATGTAAGAAGAGGGCAGTTGGCTTACTCTCAAGTATCATTGGCCAAAAGATGGAAGTGGTCGAGAAATAAAGTCAGAAGGTATTTGGACGAGTTAGAAAAACATGGAGATGTGATACAGCAAAAAAATGAGATTACGACAATAATTACAGTAGTGAAATACGATCAGTGGCAAGGGAGCGATACAGCAAGCGATACAGCAGAAGGACAGCAGAAGGACAGCAGAAGGACAGCAAACGATACACATACAAAGAAGAATAAGAATGTAAAGAATGATAAGAATACTCTTTGCGAGCTAGGCTCGCAGGAAATCATCAGTATATTTGAGATATTCCAGAACGGAAACAACCCGACAATTCACTATGGAAATAAGACCAACAGAAAGGCAGCGATGGACATGATCAAGAAGTTCGGCCTTACTGAGACGGTTCGTTTGGCAGAGTATGCAGTATCACTAACGGAAGTTGCCTATGCTCCGGTGATAACCACTCCGTATCAACTCAAGCAACAGGTCGGCAAACTTAGAGCATTTTACTCACGCAACAAATCTTCAGGCATAGCATTTATATCCTAGCCTATGAGAATACTCAAAACTTTTAATAACTTCACTGAGGGATTAACTGATGAGGAGGCAGATGAGATCACTAGACTCATCCACGCAGGGCAGAAGTACATCCACATTCACGGGAACACCATAGCCGTTTCATCTATTTCGGGAATCTTCAGAGAAGACCGGGATGAGGGAGACCATCAGGTAGGTAAGCTCCATGATGGAACTACGGTTGTCCGCCAGTTCGGTCAGTGGTTCTGCCAGTCAGGAGATAGGGACGAAAAGGGGTACTACGAGATAAAGCCTGATCCGCATTACTACCCCGAAGTAGCAATGGACAAGGTCCCATCAGTGGGAAAGTATGACCGAGAGTATGCTACGCTGACAGCCGCAGAGCGTATGGAGCTTATGACGGGTGGAGAGTCTACTGATAGGTATCTCAACGAACAGAAGCCATCCTCGATGAAGCAACTTATAGAGTCACGCAAGGCTAAATATGGCGATGAGTAACTGTACCAATGTTTGGAGAATAAATGGGAGGTTCTTAGGATGGGAGGGTTTGTACATGCTACATGTAACCTATATGGGTACGAGAATTACTTTGAGGCAAGAAGTGCTGGCAAAGAAAAAGCAGACATAGATAAGCCTTTTAGGAAATGTGGAGGAGAGTTGTATTAGAAGTCCAACTAGATATCTGAGGACTGTGTAGAGTTTTTCTAAAATATTTGATATAATGGACTCATAGACTCTTTCCCATTCCAAGGCGAGTCAGCTTAATTGCTGGCTCTTTTTTATATGCCAAATAGAAACGCTAGTAGATTCCAAAACATACTAAACGCTCAAGCTGCAACAGGGTTTGGATCAGCTATGAACGTAAGGGCGTATCAGAACGTCATTATTTATGTCTCATCCGCTTCTAGCGGAGATGCGACCCTAGACCTATGGACGGCCATTGCGGAGTCTGACAGCAACCCACAGGAGCCTACATGGGCCACTCTGTCTACCACTGCAAACCGCATGGCCCCTCAAGGCTTCTGGGACTACAACACAGGACTTCACACAACAGGAACCACAGGCTTTGTTATGGCTGGTACTGATTCAGCTAATGCACGAAACCTATTAGTGAATGTGGACGGTATTGACTTTATAAACATTGATGTCAGTGCTTACTCAGCTGGAACAATAAGCGCAGACGTTAGAGCCTACACCCACAACAGCTAGGTATGTTTCATCCAGACACACTGGGACAGTTAGGCGCTGGTAACTGGGGAGACAACCAGATCCTTAGAGGGGACGGGACGTTGATGATCCAAGGGAGTACCGCAACCATGCAAGACACCGGAACTGCCATCTTCCAAACCACAACAGACTCTCAAGTAGCCTTTCAGATCCTTGACGCCGCTAGCGCACAGATCTTTAACTTTGAGACTACACGCCCTGACCTTGCGAGCGTAGCACCAAACGTTTTTTCCATCACCGTTAATGGAAACGTTGGCTTTCCTGGGACGGGTAATGCTATCCGTTTCCTTGAGGTTCGAGGTCGCATCTCCTCTGGGACTCAGAGCAACCGTGTTCGTGGAGTTGACTCAATTGTTGCCTTCGAAGGCACTGCCGTCCTAACAGGAGCACAGATGGCCCGAGGGTTCAACGCTAACGTTACTTGGAACTCAACAGGGACTGCTACAAGCGTTGTAGGTATCCAGAACTTCATGGCCTGTGGTGGAGGTTCAGGAGTCACCACTGGCCTTGTTACTGAATCCATTGCTAACAGAGCCTTAATTGGTTACAACACGAACGATGGTGGCTCCGTCACAGACGGTACCGGGTATCTCTTCGCAGCTCCACGTAACGTAGACGCTAACCACACCATCACAAACCTCTATGGCTTCCGTACAGAGGATCTAGGAGCTACAGGCGTTACCAACTCATGGGGCCTCTTCATCCCAGACCAGACATCACCAGGAGTTGCTATTGAGACAGGCGCAGGGCCAGTCATCTTTGGTGGTCGAGTACAGACCAACAAGGGATCTGATGTTGCCAGCGCTGATGAGATAACCCTTGGTGACGCTAACTACTTTGACATCACAGGAACGACAACGATCAATCACATCAATAAGACAGGCTGGCAAGCAGGTTCGTCAGCTGTGCTCCAGTTCGATGCGTCGCTTACCGTGACACACAATGCTGGCTCACCAACAGGGACCGAAGCCTCGATCTTACTGGAAACAGCGGGGAACTTCAGCGCAACAGCTGACGACCTCTTACTTCTCTGGTTCGACGGTACGGTCTTCCGTGGCAAACCAGTAGTGATCTAATATGCCATCCATAGGCCCATAAAGGTGTACTTGGTCTACAGGAAACAGTTCCGCCTGACGTTATTGTGCAGAAACCCTATGATTCACCGTTCGCAACGGAGGGATTGTCAGAGTGTGTTCAAGATGATATAATTAGACCATTCAAGATATAGGGTTATGAAAGCTACGTTTACTTTAAAAGACCGTATTGCTCTGTCTAATTCTCTCCCAACTGTTGGGAAGTATGACGAGCTTATTCTGCGTGAAGCAGTCATGAAGAAGATCAGCCTCTCCTCAGAGGATCTGGTCACTTTTAAGGTTACAACGGCTGACAACGGAGGCATGGATTGGGACCATGAGTGCAAGGAGACGTGGGAGTATGAGTTTGCAGCTAACGAGGCCAACTATATCTGTAGCCAACTGAAGAAACGATCGAATGAAGGCAACCTAACAATCCATCACATGAATCTTTACAAGACATTTATTGATCTATGGCAAAACGAGTAGTTTTTTCAGAGGAGGCACGCAGTGGAGTACAGGCTGGCGTAGACAAGCTAGTCGACGCGGTCAAGGTAACGATGGGCGCAAGAGGCCGTAACGTCATCCTCAGCGATGGCCGTGTTACCAAGGACGGTGTATCAGTAGCCCGAGATATTCAGTTAGAAGACCCTACTGAACAGCAGGGGTGTAAGTTGATCCAACAGGCCGCTAACAAGACGAACTATTCAGCTGGAGACGGTACGACGGCTGCATGTGTTCTTGCACAGGCCCTAGTACATGGTGCTAATGAGAAGATTTCTAAAGGCAAAGACGCACAGATCCTCCGTGGAGAGATACTACAGGCCAGTGAGGTCGTACAGGCTGTGCTCCTAAAGGCTGCACGAGCTGTAGACGAAGGAGATATTGAGAAGATTGCCTCAGTTTCAGCAAATGACCCTGAGATTGGTCAGATCGTAGCTGATGCCATCCACAAGGTAGGCAAAGACGCTCTAGTTTCTATTGAAAACTCAAACACTATTGATACATTTACAGAGATTGTAAACGGTATTCGGCTAGATGCTGGTTTTGTTGTCCCCCATTTCATGACCGACCCGTCTAAGGGTGAGTCTAAGTACGATGACTGTGTAGTCCTCTTGTATGAAGACCGCCTCGCAGACGCACAACGGTTGGTAAACATCATCAACCCCCTACATGCCGCCGGTAAGTCTATCTTTATCGTAGCTGACGACTTCGACGGTACTATTGTTAAGACATTGGCAGTGGCACGAGTACAGAATGGCCTAAAGATCAACGCAGTCAAGATCCCTTCTCTTAACAAGGAAGATTGGATGGATAACCTAGCTGTATTCACAGGAGCAACGGTGATTGGTGGTGATGGTGGCCTCAGCTTAGAGGACTTCAAGTCAGAGCACCTCGGAACACTCCGATCTGTACGGTCCACCGCAGAAGATACGACAATGGAATGTGCGATGACCAAGGAACGTCAGGCAGCTATCAAGGAACGCGCTGACTACCTAGTCGCACGCTCTAAGGAGTTCACAGGCAACAAGCGAGAAGACTTACGAGACTTAGCAGCACGTCTATCTGGAAAGATGGCGGTCATTAAGGTCGGTGGGAAGGTAGATGCTGAGATCGGAGAGTTGAAGGATCGCATCGAAGACGCCGTAAACGCAACCAAGGCAGCTATGGAGCTGGGCTACGTTGTGGGTGGTGGCATTGCTTACTTGAACACTATTGGATTTATCAACATCGAAACAGATGGTGCAGATGTGGTAGTTAAGGCTCTTGAGTCTCCAATCAGACAGATTATTGCCAACGCAGGGTTCAATGGGAAGAAAGGCCGTGGAGCCGATAAGATCGTAAAGACGTGCCTAGGGACAGGTGACGGGTTTAACGCGCTCACAGGGGCCGTAGAGAACCTACAGGACGCAGGGATCATTGATCCAGTGAAGGTAAGTATCAATGCTCTCATCAATGCAACGGCTGCGGCTAACCTTGTGCTTACGACCGAGGCAGTGATTACGAACGAGTAGTATGGAGTGGCTCTTAGTAGCAATCCTCCTGATTCTCCTGGAGATATACCTGAAGGAGAACACCGAGAAGACGGTGGTCGAGCACCTCAGACAAGGCTTAAAGAAGACTGAGTTTGACGTCATCGAACCAGAAACAACCATACAAGAACTCTTAGACGAAATACCAACAGAAGAATTATGAAACTAAAAGCAATCGGGGTTTACTTCCTCATCCAACCACTAGAGCCAGAGGTCAAGGAAGGCGAGATCATGGTGGCCACAGAGGCTAAGGAAGAGAAAGACACAGGCACAGTCCTAAGCATCGGTAAGGGCTATGAGGCCAAGGAAGTCAAGGTAGGAGACACAGTGCTTTATAAGAAATACGCCCCCGACGCATTCAAGCATGAGGGTGAAGAGGTTTACCTGGTCGAAGAGCAGGATGTGATGGCTGTATGCCAAGGGTAAGATCAAAGTTCGAGATGTCTCGCTCCAAGAGACGGGACATAGAACGCCAGCAGAGATGGTTCAAAGATGATATAATACAACCATTAGACACCAACGGTAAGAAGAACCCGAAGTTCCTCAAGCGCTTCGGAGAGCCTGAAGACATCAAACTTAAAAGAAAATAAACATGTACATCATCCAAGCCACAATGGTAACTGGCCAACAGTTCCAGCTCACTAAGGATGAAGCCCTACGACCTGACTTCTCTAAGGATTGCATAACACTCCAACTAGACGATGGGACTATTGATCTCAACGTAGCCCACATAGTGTCGTTCACCTGCCAAGAGGTAACAGAGGAGCAGTTCAAAGCTATGCAAGAGAAAGCTAAGGAGAAACCTGAAGAGGTGAAAGTAGCTTAGTCCCCCACTCCCCCACCGATATTGTTCAACGATAGAGCACTTTTACATACATACACCCCAGTAGGGGACAGAGGATATATGAAGAAAGTAAAGGACTTACTACCTGCTGACTACAACCCGCGCAAGATCAGCACGGGCCAGCTTAACAAGTTAGTAAAGTCTATCGAGGAGTTTGGTTTCGTAGAGCCTGTAGTGATTAACAAAGACAACACCGTCATATCCGGCCACCAACGCTTAAAAGCAGCCCACGCCCTCGGAATGGAAGAAGTGCCAGTGATTCAGATCGACATACCCAAGGGCAAGGAGAAGGCATTGAACATTGCAATGAACCGTATTAGTGGTGAGTGGAACGAGGGCAAGTTGCAGGAGCTACTGGCAGAACTTACAGACGAGGAACGAGCATTGACGGGCATGGAGGAGAAAGAGCTGGCAGAGGCCCTGGCACTATGTATAGACGAGGATGGGCTGTCAGATGATTTCTCACTAAAGGATGGCGACAGATCACCGTTTACACAGATCACATTTACACTGGCCGATGCACAGGCCGAGGAGATAGTCGAAGTATTGAAAGGGGTTAGTGGCACACAGGAATACAAGCAGCTAGATTATCACGGGAATGAGAATCGAAACGGAAACGCGCTATTCGCATTAGCAACACTATGGGCCTCGCAAAACACATAAAAGTTAAGGTCATCCCCTCTAAGGTGGCGAACCTGTTTGTAAAGAAACATCACTATTCTGGCAAGGTGGTACGACATAGCTCGCTACATTTCGGGGCGTTTTTAGAGGGCCGACTGCATGGTGTGATGAGTTTTGGCAGTCCATTGGATAAACGCAAGGTACTTGGGTTGGCGGTGGATCAGGACGGAAACCCGTGTAAATGGAACGAGATGCTCGAATTGAACCGCATGGCGTTTGATGACAGCCTTCCAAAGAATAGCGAAAGTCGGTGCATAGCAATAGCAATACGATTATTGAAGAAGAACGCCCCGCATATACGATGGATATTGTCGTTTGCGGACGGTACGCAATGCGGCGATGGGACTATTTATAGGGCTAGTGGATTTTCTTTGACCGGCATTAAGACAAACCAGAATACCTGCTTACTGCCGTCTGGCGATGTAATGCACAAGATGACGCTTGAATCTAATCCAACATCTCCACGAAAGGAGCTTGGGGGGCAATCTTATTACAAGCTGACCGGTGGAAGGTATAACTTCAAGCAGTATGTTGAAAAGGTTGATGGAAAAATCCTCGTTGGCTTCCAGCTGCGGTACATAAAAACAATAGACCGGTCATACAGACTGGCCGTTCCAAAAATACCGTTCTCCGAGATAGGGGCTAGAGGTGCTACAATGTATAAAGGGGTTAGACCAACGGATGCCGGTCACGTTCATTCACCTGCATGATCCTAGCCCTTTTACCGTCTAACTCATAACGTGCAATACGTTCGTTTGGGGGCGCATTATAAGAACGCTGTATATCCTTCCATGCAAGGCTAATATCGTTAAAAAGTTGAATCTTATAGTAGGGGTATTTCATACACTTGGAGAGTACCACTGAACCTATAAAAAGCAAGTAAAATACGCGGATAAAGCATAGTAGCGATGTGATGCTATCCCATAGCATAGAGGGCGGTGCAATCCCGACCTATCCGCTCCAAACAAAGCAAAGTTAGTAACAGGATAACAGGATATGGCTGGAAAAGGACAAGGTGAACATAGTGCCGAGAACGGCAAGAAGGGCGGACGACCTAAGTCAACGGCCACGTTAAGGGCGCAAATGATGAGGGAAGCGTTGTCTAAGGAGGTGGAGAAGGACAAAGAGGCTTACTTCGAGGCATGGAAAGACTTAGCACTAGGCCATTTCCTACAGGTGACAGACAAGGACGGCAATGTAACCAAGGTTTATAAGAAAGCACCGGACGGCAAAGCTCTAAAGGACATACTGGATCAGACGATGGGTAAAGCACCGCAACAGCTTGACGTGACAACTGATGGGGAGTCTCTTAATAAGATTGAAGTCAACGATCCAGAAGCACTAGCTATTGCTAAGAAGTATGACGCTGAACTTAGAAAGCTACATGAAAAGGGTTAAGTTTTAACAAGGGGTTATGAACTGTAAGTGCAAGAATGGCTGTGCTCCCAAAGGTCGCCACGTACCCGCTTGTAACACAGCCGGGAGCCATTCCGGTTAGACGACAGATGAACCTCAGTGACTTCTCAATTCACCACTGGATCAAAGAGCACGGGATGAAGACAGAGACCGGTGTTCCTCTTGACTTTGACGACCACCTCTTCATGTATGACATCTACTCGGACTTCTCTCCGAAGATGGTATGCAAGAAGGCAGCCCAGATCACCTTCACCACCATGATGATCTTCAAGCTATTCTATATAGCTCAGAAGAAGAAGATGGATGTCATCTACACTCTCCCAACGGGTAATGACGTGAAGGACGTAGTGGGCGCTAAGATCAACCGAATCATTGACAACAACCCTGTACTACAGGAATACATTGATAGAGACTCTGTTGAACAGAAGCGTGTAGGCAACTCAGTAGTCTACTTCCGTGGAACGATGACGACTCGTGCGGCTCTATCCATTTCGTCAGACTGGAACATCTACGACGAGCTGGACCGCTCAGACATGAACATCGTGGATCAGTACTCCACTCGTCTACAGCACAGCAAGTATCAATGGGAGTCGTATTTCTCCAACCCATCAGTGCCAGGGCATGGAGTGGATAGATACTGGGAGAGATCAGACCAGAAGCATTGGTTTATAAAGTGTGGTGGATGCAAGGAAGAGCAGTACCTAGACTTCCCTGAGTCCATTTGTTTTGAAAGAAAGGTCTATCAGTGCAAGTCTTGCCATAAAGCGCTTACACGTAAAGAGAGGCGCTTAGGAAGGTGGGTGGCTAAGTACAAGGACAAGGAGCTCTCTGGTTATTGGATCAGTCTGCTCATGGCTCCCTGGGTGTCAGCGGCAGAGATCATCGAGAAGTATGAGACCAAGCCACGAGATCAATTTGACAACTTCGTACTAGGGCTAGAGCATCATGGTAGTGGTAACTCTGTCTCAGAAGAGACAATCATGCAGAATGTGACTAGTGAGGTGAACACACAGGAGGGCCGGATAGTCATGGGACTAGATACAGGGCTTACGCTCTGGTACGTCGTTGGTAACAAGGATGGCATCTTCTACCACAACAGCGCAGAGAGCTATGATGAGATAGAATCTCTTTTACGACGCTACCCTAAGATGATTATCGTAGCTGATGCACACGGGGATCTCATCAAGATCAGAGAGCTTCAAGAGAAGTATCAGGGACGCATCTATCTATGCTATTATTCGGTAGACAGTAAGCATCGAGAGCTTATCCGATGGGGTGAGAAGAAGGACCACGGCATTGTCCATGTTGACCGTAACAGGATGATCCAGTTCGTGATTGATGAGTTCACCACCAAGCGTATAGCTCTTAATGGAACATACGATGAGTGGTTCGAGTTTTCACAGCACTACAAGAACCTTTACCGGATGGCTATAGAGAACAAGCGACTAGGGATCATGGAGCGCAGATGGGAGCATAATGGCCCAGATCACTACGCTCACGCTACATCGTATTGGCGCACGGGTATGAACAAGTTTGCAGATGGTGGATTACAGGTTGCAGGGACAGTTCCGATTGATTCGTTCCAGAAGGGAGTAGAGGTTGACTATGACGGCAGTCTCCCACGTGAATATACAAAAGGAATCTTATTACCTGATAAAAACAAACATGATTGGAGAAATGGTTAGGATCGAGATGTCCCCCCGTGATATCGAACGATTCAAGATGTTTCAGCAGTATTACAGCGTGTTTAACACGATTGTGTCTGAGGTTACGATTATGCACGCCGCAGGCAAGAGCGGATCTATCACGCTTCACGTTAACCATGAGGGCATGATAGATGGCATAAAGACTGATAAATGGGTGTACAGGCGCAAATAGGTGTGCTACAATTTAGTTAATAAAACCCTTTCCATTCGAAGGCGGGTTGCCATTTTGGTGACTCCCCTTTTTATTTTATGAGCATACTTTCAAACGGCTATTACTCCCTACGCGCCCGAATCAACAAGGTCGGGAACGATACAGGTGAGGAAGAACAAGAAGGAGTAGCATCGTCACTCACTCCAGAGCTTGAAGTAGATTTAGACGAAGATGAGTTGATTAAGTTGGCCAACCAATGGAAGAAGAACTGGGATAAGAAGATTGATTCCCTACCTGACCTTCGACGAGAGAACGAACATTACTGGCTAGGCATCCAGAGCGACTATCAAGGTGGTCGGTCCGGTCATGGTCACCACGAGAACAGAGACAATGTTCTCTTTGAGGCTGTAGAGACTTTTATTCCACTGGCTACAAGTGCTAACCCAGAGCCATTAGTGGTAGCAGACAACACAGTAGAAGGCGAAGAGCTAGCAGATACAGTGCGAAAGCAGCTCACATACATCGCTGACACCTCCCGATTGAAGCTGGACCTCAAGCGTGCAGTGCGTTT